ATTCGTTCTATTCCTGCACTTAAAGACCTGACAAGGGCTTATCGCGGTAAAGAAACAAGCTCGGTGTACAAAGAACTTCAGTTGTTTGAGGCACTTGGTGGCGAATTAAACCAAATGGTGTCTGTCGCTAAATACGAAGACACGCTAGGCTCTGCTGTAGCACAAGGTGAGCAACGCTTGCTAGACAAAGCCGAGCGATTTGGCGATGCCGCGAACGAAGCTGTAATGCTTGTTGGTGGTGTTAAGTCTGGAACTGCTGTTCTTGAATATATGCACGCTATTGGCGCTCGTGTCAAGATGATGCGGATGGCTCAGAAAGGAATGAATCAGAAAGCTTATGACTATTTCTCGTTGTATGGATTTGATAAAGAAACTGCTGACTCAATTGCAGATAACATTCGTCGTTTTGGTTCAGATGATACTAATGCTCCTTTGCTTAATCTTGATAAGTGGGATGGTGATCTGGGGCATAAGTGGAGCATTGGTGTACGTCGGCAGTCTTACGAGATAGTCCAGCGTAGCAACTTTGGCGACAACATCGGCATCACAGCAGGCGGAAGGCTTGCAGGCGATACACATCTTGGTTCTTTGGCTATGTCGCTTAAGAACTATATGCTAGTGGCCTACAACAAGCAACTTAGTAGCGGTTTGGTTAACATTGCTAAAGGAGGTAAGGCGCGTATGGATACTCTGGGCAACTGGGGCTACCAAACAGCGTTTACGGCTGTAGGCTACACTGCCAAGCAATACTCCTTGTACTGGAACGACCCAGAGATGCTTGAAAAGAACTTGACTCCTGAGCGTATTGCTGCCAACACATTCTCAATGACAACATTTGCCTCGTTTATACCTGGTGTTGTTGACCTTGCGGCTAAGGCAGTTACCGACGAGCCTATCTTTAACACGTATGGTCGTGATCAAGGGGCAATGACTATTGCACCACTAGACTACGCTAACGAAACGGTTAATGCGGCTGTTACAGTCGGCAACCTAATCTCTCCGTGGGCTGATGCTAAGGAACACGAGCTGCGTAAAGCTCTTGGTGTATTGCCACTAGGCAACGCTATTGGCGTTAAATCATTAACAAGCGAACTAGCAGAAATATTTGCAGAGGATTAATATGAGTACTAAGGACAAGGCGTCCTTGGCTCAGTTAAACTCACTTCATGGGATGGTGGCACAACAGCTTGCCACTAACCTTGATGACCCTAAGATACTGGCTCATGCCATTAAGTTTCTTAAGGACAACGATATTACAGCCGACATTGTCGAGTCTGAGTCGTTGATGAGTCTAACTGATTCCATTAGGAAGATCGCCACAGAGTCGAAAGGCGAAGCAAGTTTCAGCGTAGAAGATATGCTTGAGAAGGCTTCAATCGCTCACTGAGAGCTTTTTATGAGCCTACCTACCCTACCCTACCTTAAGGGTACTAAAAGGGCGTGTAGGCTCTCTAAAGAGCTTTAAAACATAAAGGAGAATTATGGATAACAACGAAATTCAGTCAGCTATCAAGGACTTTAAAGTGTTCTTGAGGATGACTTGGAAACATCTACGACTACCACCACCAACAAGGATGCAGTACTACATTGCTGACTACTTGCAGGAAGGCCACAAGCGTTCCCAGTTAGAAGCTTTGCGGGGTATTGGTAAGACGTGGATTACAGGGGCGTATGTAGCGTGGAGGTTGCTACGTAACCCTAATGAAAAGATATTGATTGTGTCACAGTCTGGTAGCCACTCAGACAACATCTCAATCTTTATCCGAAAGCTGATTGATACAATGGATATCCTGGCTCATTTACAGCCGAGATCCGATCAGCGCAGCTCTGTAGTAGCTTTTGACGTTAACGGATGCAATGTATCTGTTCAACCATCTGTAAAAGCGTTAGGCATTACCTCCCAGTTACAGGGAAATCGAGCTTCATTGCTCATCTCTGATGACGTTGAGGGACAGCAAAACTCCGCTACGGAGAAGAGACGGCAGGATTTGTTACAACAAGTAGCAGAATATGAGGCTATTCTACAAACAACAGATGACGCCCAGATTCTAGTGCTAGGTACACCCCAGACTTCTGAGTCTATTTACACCCGATTGCGGGATAAAGGGTATGTAACTCGCATCTATCCTGCACGATATCCTGATAATAATACCAATTATCAAGGCTGCTTGGCTGATTATTTGATACAGGATATAGCCAAAACCCCCAGTTTAATCGGTACGCCTACGGACGAACGGTTTACTGAGGAAGACTTGTACCAGCGTGAGCTGAGTTATGGTCGTAGTGGCTTTAAATTACAGTTTATGCTCGATACCACCTTGAGTGATGCTGAGAAGTATCCGCTGAAGACTAGGGATTTGATCGTTGCTGATCTTGATGCGTCACAAGCGCCTACAAGATTGGTGTGGTCAGCCAATAGTGCTCAGTCGATTACTGATCTTCCTAACGTAGGGTTTACTGGGGACACCCTCCAGCGCCCAATATCGCAGGAAGCTTACGGCAATTACGAAGGCTCGGTCTTGGCTATTGACCCTAGTGGTCGTGGTCAGGACGAGATGGGATGGGCTGTGGTCAACCACCTACTAGGAAAAGTATTCGTGCCTGCATTTGGTGGTATGCAAGGAGGCTATGTAGAAGAAAACCTAGTGAAGCTCGCGGAGATAGCTAAGGAGTATAAGGTAAACAAGATCGTTACAGAGAGCAACTTTGGCGATGGTATGTTTAACAACCTCCTGATGCCTGTGCTAAACGCTATCTACCCCGTAGCTGTTGAGGAGATCAGAAACAACGTTCAAAAAGAGAAACGTGTGATCGACTCACTTGAGCCGTTAATGAACCAGCATCGATTGGTTATTGACTATACGGCTCTGCGAAAAGACATCGAGTTCGGTCTTCAAGAACCCAAGAGTATTTACTACTCAATGGTCTATCAAATGACCCATATCACTAAAGAACGTGGTGCTTTGGTTCACGATGACCGACTCGATGCCTTGACGCTTGGTGTTCAGTTCTGGAATGAGTACGGTATCCTTAAGCAAAACTCTGACAATGCGCTTGAGGGCTACAAGAAAAAGATGGTTCAGGACGAGCTGACTCGTAGGGCTAATATCTTTAGGAGTTTGAACCATAAGAAATCGTCTTCAAAGCAGTCACTGCAACGGTTACGGGCATATTCGTAGTAGTTACTTCAAAAGAAAAGACATTCTAGGGGCAGGAAGATATAACTCCTATAAGATATCTTTAAGATTCTTTAGGATACTTAAGGACTCTTTAGTAGCTGCTATTATTATTACTACAATATTATAAAAAAAAATAGAGACTCTTACGGCCTCTTAAGTCGATGTTAGGTTTCCTGTGGGTCTTGGGTCTGTGTTCAGGATCGAGGAGTAATCCACAGGAGCCTAACGGTAGTGGGGCGATTCCAAAAAATATTAAAAAAATGTCAGGGGGTATCATGTATCTCTAGGCCGCGATTGTCCCCCGGCACCCACCCAAAAGTACTACAGAAAACCGACAGAATCAGACAGAATAGCTACAGAAACCAATGAAACCCTAGCCGATTGAATACTTTTATATTCTTTTGGCCTCGTTTTAGGGTTTCTTTTTTTTCAAAGTAGTACCGATTGCATCCATTGTAATACCGTAGTATACTGATCGCAGCCGTTGTAATGCTTTGCTGCTAATCGCTTGGTTCTGTAATACTCATGGCTTACACTTGGTAAATGTAGCTGCTTAGTACTACATAATCGATGGCCTAAAAATTTCGCTATATATAGTGCAAATCACACGGGGTGCCGTAGGGGGTGCAGGGTGCCGACGGCTTGGGGGGTGTCAATTTTTTGACAGGGGGTGTCAATTTTTTGACAGTATGTGTCGGTTTTTTGACACCCTAAATGAATACCTAAGTAGTCAACTGGGCAGCAAATGTAGTACTATCCAGGTAATAATCGGGGTTGGCACGGTCATTGCTTATGGTTCATTGTCAACCCGAAACGATCAAAATCAAGGTTGGCACGGTAAATGCTTAGGTAGGGTGTCAGGCAAAAAAGCTTGCATCGGTCAAAATGCAAACCTAGTGTGTGTATAATGACGCCACGGTAAACATTCGGAAATTGTGTTTTTTTAAAGGTGAACGACAATGAAACTGCTAACGTCCATGTCAACCAAAATTGACAAGTCCCAAAATGATGAATATTTAAATGCTATTCTGTATCTTGAGCCTACGTATAACGACAAGGTTTGCATTGCAAAATCGGCGGGTTGTTCGGCGTCTTGTCTCGTGAATAGTGGTCGAATGATCATGCAAAATGCGGTAGATGCACGGTATAAACGAACGAATTTTCTTTTCGCAAATCGCGATGCTTTTATGGCACAATTGCAAGCGGAAATTTGGGTTTTAAGACGCAAAGCCACGAAACAAGGAAAAAAGCTTGCCATGCGATTGAATGGGACAAGTGATCTTGACTGGTCGGAAATGTACGGGTTGTTTCCCGACGTGCAGTTTTACGAATACACCAAGCGCCCAGATCTTGCGCTAAAAATGGCAAAATTTGAGAATGTACATTTTACCTTTAGCTACACCGAGCGAACAAAAGACGAAACCATGCACAAAATGCTAGATCGTGGGCACAATGTAGCGGTCGTTTTCAAGGATAAACTGCCCGCCACGTTCAAGGGTATACCCGTGATCGATGGTGACAAGCACGACCGACGTTTTGAGGATACCAAAGGGCGCATTGTCGGCCTAAAGCTTAAGGGCACAAATGCGGTCAAGGCCATAGCCATTAGCACGGGTTTTGCAAACTGAAATAGGGGTATAATTGTGATTACATTCGAGGGGGAAATTATGGACTATTATCAATCGGCGCATGACATGGAAATTTCGAGGGCACGGGCTTTGCGTGAAATTTACAATCACGGCGCAGTTGATGATCTTGAAGAATTTTATGCGGAATACGGGTTCCAAGCTACCTACTTGGCACAGGATGTGCTAGATTGGTTGGG